CTTTTGAAAACGAAGCAAAAGTAATACCTCTTAAAAAGAAAAGAAAAACAAGGAAAAAGAAATGAATCAATGGTTATGGCTTAAAGGCAAAAAGAAAGTTAAATGGATTTGGATAAAAGCAAAAGCTAATCCAATGTATTCAATACCTTTAGCTTTATTAATTGTTTATTTAATTTGGAAGTAAATTATGGCTAATTATACAGGTGCAGACGTTATAACAACATCAGACGTTCAAAAGTATCAACCTGATGCGTTTGATTTTGGTATATCTACAACAGCCACAGAAACAACAAATTTTTTAGCACAAACTACAAATGATATTTTAAGAGCATTAAGAGTTGAGTGGTGGCCTGTTTATAAAACAAATATATTTACAGATATTACAGTTCTTAACACAGCAGAAATGGTTAATACAAAAGTTAATTTAGATCAGTTTGAACGTGCTGGTGTTTATCTATTTCTTGGAAGATTCTATTTACCAGCATTAACTAAATTCAGACCTGAAACAGAAAAAGACAGATTTGAAAGAATGGCAGAATATTATATGAGCCAATACAATGTCGAATGGAGAATGATTTTAGAAGATGGTGTAGAGTATGACGTAGATGCAGATGGAACTATTGTATCAAACGAGAGAGAGCCTTTACATGGATTCAGAAGATTAGTTAGATAATGGCTATACCATTAATTCTTAAAAGAGTTGCAACTTCTATCGGTATCAGAAAACTTATCTCAAACGATACTCAACAAGCAGAAATACCACAAGGCGAAGTAAATAGAATAAAAAGAGGTCTAGGAGAGTTTGCAAAAGGTATAAAAATTAAAACTCAAACTAATTCTAAAGAAGTAATTAGAAAAGTTGATAAATTTGAAAGTGCATTAGAAAGAGCAATAGATAAAGGTGTTCAACAAGCTGGTTTTCAATTATTAAAAATTATTAGAACTAAAACACAAAAAGGAATCGATTTTAATAGCAAACCATTTGCACCTTATAGTGAGGGTTATTTAAAAAAATTACAAAAAGAGGGAAAAGAAACTAATGTTGATTTATGGTATTCAGGAAAGATGTTAGGTGCTTTAACACCAAATCAAGCAATGACTAAAACAGGAAAACATAAAATTACACTTGGTTTTGCTAGAGCAGAAGAAAGAAATAAAGCATTATGGAATCAAGTAATTAATAGCCCTAAAAGAGAATTTTTTGGCTTTAATAATAGAACAGAAAAGATTATAAACAAATCATTCAATCAATTTATTGAAAAAGAATTAAAAAGAGCAAGAATATGAGTGTCAGAGAAAATATCGCTAGTAATTTATTATCTACTATATCAGGTATCTCTAGCCCTATAACAATAAAAAAAGCAACAAGACAACCTTTTATTATTGACGAACTTTCTGCACAACAATATCCAGCAGTAATAGTACAAACGTCAGAAGAAAACAGAGATGATTCAGAGATGGGTAGTGGTGCTAAAACAAGAATAGGTACGATTGATTTTGTTGTACTAGGTTTTGTTAAAGGTGCAGAATCAAATATTGATACAGCAAGAAATCAATTAATCACTGCTATTGAAACAGCTTTAGAAACAGACCCTACAAGAAACAGTAACGCATTAGATACAGAAGTCATTCAAGTAGAAACTGACGAGGGTAGTTTGTTTCCTGTTGGTGGAATAAGAATGACGATTAGATGTATGTATGAATATCAATCAGGTACACCATAATGGCTAAAGCAAATAAAGTAATAGATCAATTAGAACAAAAATTAGATGATATTGAAAAATTAACAGATGAAATATCTCTACTATGTATGGACGCAAGAAGAAAAATAGACAATTTCAAAGAAGATGAAACTGACGAAGATATAGAGCAATTTCCTGAACTTGACGAGTTCAATGATCTTGACGAAGATGAAGAAAAAGAATAAAAGGACTTATGGCTAAAGATATTAAATTATATAAAGATAATTCAGAGATAATTATTAATGAATCTAATCTTGAACATTTTTTAAGTCTAGGGTATAAGCAAACTAAACAACAACAATCTAAAAGTAAAAAGGAAACAAAATGGCAACACATCACGGAAAAGAAGGAGTTGTAACTGCTGGTGGAACAGCTGTTGGAGAACTAACAGGCTTTACACTAGAAACTTCAGCAGACGTAGTTGAAGATACAGCTTTAACAGATGCTACTAAATCGTTTTTAGCAGGAAGAACTTCATTCTCTGGAACATTAGAAATGAACTTTGATGAAACAGATACACCTCAAACAACTTTAGTTGCTGGTGCTTCAATCGCATTTATTTTATTACCAGAGGGTAATGCAAGTGGCGACAGAAGTTTTTCAGGAACAGGCGTAGTTACAGGAATGTCAGTTACAAACTCAATGGACGCAGTAATTTCTAGAAACGTAACTTTTCAAGGAACAGGTGCACTTACAATAGGAACTGTATAATCTAATTTATGTCAGTTATTGATATTGCGAAAACGCATTTTGAATCTTTGGGTGTACAATCTATTGAAGTACCTGAATGGAAAGACGAAAATGGCAATGCAACTATATTGTATTGGAATCCTATAAACTTATCTGAAAAAAATACTTTATTTAAAAAGTCTGATAACTTGAATGATGTAAGTATTCTTGCAGACATTGTTGTTATGAAGTCTTTAGATAAAGATGGCAAGAAAGTGTTCAAGGCAGAAGATAAACTAGCATTGATGTATAAAGTAGATTCTGACGTTCTTTCGAGAATATCGTCAGCTATGGTAAAAGCTATCACTCCAGACCAAGTAAAAAAAAACTCAAAAATAACATAGAATTAAAAAATTTACTTATCGTTGCAGATAGGCTAAAAATAACTTTATCTGAACTTCTCAAAATGGAAGTTTGGGAGTATAATCATTGGTTAGGATTTATGCTTTTAGAACAAGAGGAAACACAGGCAGAAATAACAAAGAGCAAACATAGATAATGGCAAATTTAAAAATTAACATATTAGCACAAGATAAAACAAAAGGTGCATTACGATCTGTTAAAGGTGGACTTGCTTCAATCAAAAATGCTGTATTTAGTTTAAAAGGTGCTTTTGTTACTTTAGGTGGTGCTGTTGCTTTAAGAGGAATAGCAAATGTTGGTTCAAACTTTGAAGATTTAAGAGATTCACTTTCATCAGTTACAGGTGGTGTTAAAGAGGGTGCTAAAGCGTTTGACTTTATAACAAATTTTGCTTTAAAATCTCAATTCAGCGTAGAGCAATTAACAACTTCATTCATAACATTGAAAGCGTCAGGTATTGATCCTACTGAAAAACTTTTAAGAGTGTTCACTGATACAGCCGCAGTTACAACTGATCAAATAGGTACTTTAGATTCTATGACTAGAGTTTTCTCTAGAGGTGTTCAAGGTGGTCTAGGTTTAGAAGAACTTAACCAAATTGCTGATAGAGGTGTTCCTGTATTTAAAATATTAGAAGAACAATTAGGAATTACTAGATTAGAAATTGCTAAATTTGGTCAATCAACAGAGGGTGCTAGAAAAATATTAGATGCATTAGAAGTAGGTTTTAATGAAGCGTTTGCTGGTGCTACTCAACAAAAATTAGATAACTTATCAACTTCATCTTCTAATTTAGGAATTGCTTTTAGAGGTGCTTTAGACGACATAGGCCAAGCTGGTTTTAGTGGTGCGTTAACTAAAATGAATAATACACTTGCAGAAACTTTAACAGCGTTAGACCCTGTTATTCAAACTTTAGGAAAAGGTCTTGGGATAGTTGTTACAGGAATAACAAAACTTTTAGAAAAATTAAATAGAGCCATAAGTGTATCTTATGACTTATATGTTAAGTTAAGAGATTTATTAAACATACCTATTAAAGTTCCTGAAATTGATATTAACAAAGGTAAATTAGAAGAAGCGACAGAAGAAGTTATAAAACAAAAAAACATATTCCAAAAAATTGGAGAAACTTTAAAAGAAGATGTTAATAAAAGAGTTAAAATGATGAAAGAATCTTTTGAAAATATTCATAAAACTATTTCTAAAGGTATTGTTGATGGTGTTGGCCAAATGTCAAAAGCAATGGCAGAAACAGTTGTTATGGCAAAAGACTTTGGAGAAACAATGAAAAAAATAGCACAACAAGTATTAGTTAATATAATAGCACAACAAATAGAATATATAGCTTTATTATTTATACAAAAAGTTTTAGGCAAAGAAGATCAAAAAGTACAAGCAGATAAAGATAATTTAATTAGAAAACAAAATACTAATCTGAAAAGACAGATTGCTTTACAAATGATTTTAAACGCTGTCGGTGGTGGTGGTAGTGGTGGAAGTAATCCATTAAAGTTTTTTGCTAGTGGTGGGTCTGTTAGAAAAGGACAGCCAACGATTGTTGGAGAAAGAGGTGCAGAGTTGTTCGTTCCTAATTCAACAGGACAAATACAACAAAACGCTAGAGGCACATCATCACAAGGTGCAACAGTTAATTTTAATATTAATACAGTTGACGCTTCAGGGTTTGAAGAATTATTAGTTAGATCAAGAGGTGCAATAACTCAAATCATTAATAATGCTGTTAATGAAAGAGGACAGGAGAGTTTAATATAATGGCTGGTGCTTTTCCAATATCAACTTCTAAATTTGAAACTTTAGGAATAAAATCTATTCAAAATACTATTATCTCTAAATCTGTTTCAGGTAAGAAACTTGCAAGACAAATAGATAATCAAAGATTTGCATTCACAGTTCGTATAGTTACAGGAACTAGATCAGATGTTTATGGAGAGTTAATGGCATTTATAATGAAACAAAGATCAGGCAAAGAAAACTTTACAATAATCCCACCAGAAATTGAAGATGCTAGAGGTAATGAATCAGGAACAGTATTAGTTAATGGAGTTCACGCAGTAGGAGATACAACGATTGCTATGGACGGACACCAAAATGATAATCCACACGCATTTAAAGCTGGAGATTTTATTAAGTTTGCAAGTCATTCAAAAGTTTATATGATAGTTGCAGATGTTCAGGCTTCTAGTAATGCTTCAACAGTTACAATAGAGCCACCTTTACTTACAGCACTTGCAGACGATTCAGTGGTTACGTATGACAATGTTCCTTTTACAGTACATCTAACAAATGATATTCAAGAATTTGGTGTAGTAGGAACTGCTAAAGATGGTGCGTTTTTATACCAATTCGAATTTGATGTAGAAGAATCTTTATAGATGACAAAATATTTAGTAAGGCATTATGTAACTGCTGATTTTCTTGCAGAAAAAATAGTAGATGAAAGTGAATTAGATTCAGAAAAAAACAATTTAAAACAAAATACTATTCCAGATGGAACTTTTAGCTTTATTATGGTAGAACAAAGCGAAAAGCTAATAAGAACAACTTACGAGAAATATGACGAGAGCCTTAACAACAGCGATAAAGAACGAACTAGCCACAAATGATATTAGGCCATTTCATTTACTTACGATAGGCTTTAGTACTCCTGTAAATTTTACTGATTGTAGTTTTCCATTAACTTCTTCAATCTCTGGTAGTTCTGTTACTTATACTTCATCAGATTTTATTATAGGTGTTTCAGATTTTACTGAAGAAATAGATGTAACCAAATCAAGTTTAACAATATCTTTATCAGGTGCAGATCAAACATTTATTTCTACTGTACTTAATGAAAATGTTACTAACGATGCAGTAACTATTTTTAGAGGACTATTAGCAGATGATAATTCAATTATTGCTGATCCTTTTTTATTATACAAAGGCAATATAGAAAATTTCGCAATAAATGAAAATACAAAATCAAGTGTAGTTAATTTATCAGTAGTTTCTCATTGGGCTGACTTTGAAAAAAAGAATGGAAGAAAAACAAATAATACTTCACAACAAAGATTCTTTAGTACAGATGTTGGTATGGATTTTGCATCACAAACTGTTTTAGATATTAAGTGGGGTAGAGAATAATGTTTAAATGGTTTGAAAAAATATTAATTAAAGTAGCAAAAAAAATACTTAACAAACATGCACCTAAAGGAGAGTTTCTTGCTTATATAAATAAACGAGAAGAAAAACTTTTAAAACAATATGGTGGTGCTGGATTACCTATAAAAAAAACAAAAATTAAATCTTTTTTTAGTATAGGTGGTGTTTTTAGAGCCGCAGTTAATTTCTTTACTAATGCTAATCCTATTGTAACATTAATTGCTACTGTTGCTATCGCATGGTTGTTTAGACCTAAAGTACCTGACCTACCTGACTTTGGTGTTAACGAAGCAGATGATTATGAAACAGGAGTTCTTTTAAACAAACAAAGTAATGACGCTAATGTTCCTGTAATATATGGAGAAAGATTAATCGGTGGTGTCAGAGTTTTTGTAGAAACTTCAGGAACAGATAATACTTACTTGTATGTTGCTTTAGTATTGTCAGAGGGCGAGATAAATTCAATAGAAGAAGTAAGAGTTGATGACAAAGTTGTTACTTGGGCTAGTTCATTATCAGATGGTGCAGAAGTAGAAGTAGGCAGTGGAGATAGTAATTTTTATAAAGATAGTGAAAGTTTAATTAAAATAGAACCACATTTTGGAACAGATGGACAATCAGCATCATCAATATTATCTACATTATCAAATTGGGGAAGTAATCATAAACTATCAGGTATAGCATATTTAGCTTTAAGGTTTAAATGGAATCAAGATGTATTTTCTGGAATACCTAAAATACAAGCAAAAATAAAAGGTAAAAAAGTTGTAGCATATAATTCTAGTTTAGTTGCACAAACACCAGCTTTCTCAACAAACCCAGCTTGGTGTTTATTAGATTATTTAACTAATAGTAGATACGGTAAAGGTTTAACAACAAGCGAAATAAATTTACAAAGTTTTTATACAGCTTCACAAGTTTGTGAAACACAAGTTACTCCATATTCAGGTGGAAGTGATATAAATATTTTTGATACAAATGCAGTTATAGATACATCAAAAAAATTATTAGAAAATGTTAGAGAGTTGTTAAAAGGATGTAGAGGCTATTTACCATACACACAAGGAAAGTATAATTTAATTATAGAAACAACAGGAAGTGCTTCAATAACATTAACTGAAGATGATATTATTGGTGGATATAATTTACAAACACCAGCTAAAAATGAAAAATATAATAGAGTAATTGTATCTTACGTTAACCCTGATCGAAATTTTCAAGTTGATGAAGTACAGTTTCCACCAATAGATGATTCAGGATTACCAAGTGCAGATCGTCATGCAACAATGAAAACAGATGATGGTGGTTTTTTATTAGAGGGTAGATTTGAGTTTGGTAAAGTTATTACTAATACTTATCAAGCAGAAGAAATGGCTGAAGTTATTTTAAGAAGAACTAGAAATTCTGCAAGACTTTCAATTAATGTTTCTTTTAGTGCGTATGATTTGGCTATTGGAGATATTGTTAATATTACACATTCTAGTATTGGATATTCTGCAAAACCATTTAGAGTGTTATCTATTAAATTTAATCCTGATTTTACATTAGGTTTAGATTTGGTTGAGCACCAAGACGCACACTACACTTGGGCAACCAAGACACAAGCAACTGCAATTCCATCAACTAATTTACCTAATCCATTTACTGTCCAACCACCAGCTAGTGTTACTTTAGATGATACTTTAGTTGAATATAATGATGGAACTGTAATTGTAGCTTTAGATGTATCAATAGGTGCTTCTCCTGATAGTTTTGTAGATTATTACCAAGTAGAATATAAATTAAGTACAGATTCAGATTTTATAATTTACGCACAAGGTTCAGGATTAAATCACAGAGTATTAAATGTAATTGACCAAAAGATTTATAATGTAAGGGTTAAGGCAGTTTCAAGTTTAGGGGTATCGTCAACTTATGTATCAGCAACTAGAACTATAATAGGTGCAGTAGAGCCACCTAGTGATGTAACAGATTTTTCTTGTAATATTGTAGGACAAGAAGCCCATTTAGGTTGGGAACAAATACCTGATTTAGATTTAGCATATTATAATTTAAGATTTAGTAAAGAAACTGATGGTAGTGCAACTTGGGAAAACTCTGTTGCATTAGTAGAAAAAATATCAAGACCAGCAACATCTATTTCTGTACCAGCTAGACAAGGAACGTATCTTATCAAGGCCGTAGATAAATTAGGAAACTTTAGTTCAAATGCAACTGCAATTATTTCTAATGTAACATCTGTATTAAACTTTAACGCAGTAGCAACTCAATCAGAACACCCTAATTTTACAGGAACATTAACTAATACACTTATCTCTGACAGCACAATTAGATTAGATTCATCAGAATTGTTCGATAGTGCTTCTGGAGATTTTGATGATGAAACTACAAGATTTTTTGATTCAGGTGTTCAAAATGCTGATTTTTATGCAAGTGGTAATTATTTATTTGCAGATGTTATAGATATAGGTGCTAAACATACAGCTAGAATTACAGCTACTTTATCACAATCCTCTGACAACCCTGATGATTTATTTGATAATAGAACAGGATTATTTGATTCTTCTTCATCTAACTTTGATGGAGATACACCAGCTAATGCAAATGCACATTTAGAAATAGCAACTTCTGATGATAATGTTACATATACATCTTTTCAAACATTTGTTATTGGCGATTATACTGCTAGATATTTTAAATTTAGAGTTGTTTTAATTTCAAGAGATTTAGCTTCTACTCCTGTTGTATCAGAAGTAACAGTTTCAATAGATATGCCAGACAGAATATTTAGTGAAAATAATATAACTTCAGGTGCTGGAACTAAAACTGTAACATTTACAAACCCATATAAATCTGCTAGTTATGCAGTAGGAATTACAGCAGAAAATATGGCAACTGGAGATTTTTTTACTGTATCAAACAAAACTGTCAATGGCTTTGATGTATTGTTCAAAAATTCTAGTGGAACTAATGTATCAAGGACGTTTGATTTTATTGCAAAAGGTTTTTAAAAGGAGTATAAGAAATTATGGCACAACACGATTTTAACATAGCAAACGCATCATTCCCAACTGTAAGAGCAGATATTAACAATGTATTAACTGCAATTAATACAACACAATTAGGTGCATCTGCACCAAGTTCTGCGGCACAAGGCACACTTTGGATAGACTCTGGTACATCAGGAGTTTTAAAATTAAAGTTGAATGATGGCACAGATAATATAGAACTATTACAAGTAAATATTTCAAGTAATGCAGTATCAAGCACTATGTCAGTTACAGGAACAATAGCTGAAACCGACCCAAATGCTTTACCACTAGCAATAGCTTTAGGATAAGGAGAATAAATGGCAAATACTTTTAAGGTAAAAACAAATGGTGCGATGCCAGCAAGTGCTGGAACTCCACTAACTCTTTACACAGTTCCATCATCTACAACAACAGTAGTTATTGGATTAACACTTTGTAATATTCACACTTCAGCTGTAACTGCTGATGTTCAATTAGTATCAGACACATCAGATACAGAAACAAACGAAACAGTTTTATTAATTAAAGATGTCAGTATTCCAGCTGGGTCATCTTTAGAACTTTTAACAGGTGGTAAAGTTGTTCTTCAAACAACTGATATATTAAAAATAGATTGTTCAGTTACAGCTAAAATAGACGCAACATTATCAATCCTAGAAATAACATAGGAGTAAGCGATGGCTTATATTGGACAGAAACCAACAGACAAACCATTAAGTGCTTCTGATTTAGAAGATGGTTTAATTACAAATTCAAAACTAGCACAGGATATAATTTCAGCAGAAACAGAATTAGCAACTGCACCAGCAGATACAGATGAGTTTTTAATTAGTGATGCTGGAACTCTTAAAAGAATAGATGCAAGTTTAGTTGTTGGTGGTGGAAAAATTGGTCAAGTTTTACAAACACATAAAATAGATCAGTTTTCTACAACAAATGGAATTGGTGGAACAGGATTTACAGATATAACAGGATTAAGCCAAGCTATAACTCCAAGTGCTACTTCATCAAAAATTTTAATTATTGCAAATATTTATATTAGTTCAAGTGGAACAGGATCAAGACAATATTATAGAATAGAAAAAGGTGGAAGTGCCATTGGATTACCAAGTGCCATGAGTTCAGGAACTGCTGTTTTTGGTTCTGCTTACAATTGGCACACAACTGCTTCTACTGTGATGATGAGTTTAGTATATCTTGATAGTCCAAGCACAACTTCAGCAACGACTTATAATATTTCAACTACTCACAATGGAAATGATGGTGATGCTACTGTTAGAATAAATTTTCAAGCTAATTCAGGAAATAGTGCGAATGATGACAATGGAACATCAAATATTACTCTTATGGAGGTGTTAGCATAATGGATTTACATAAAGCCATAAGATCAATACATAATGATGTAGTGACAATTAATGGAAATGACCAATCAGATATTGTTGCAAAAGATAACAATGGAGATGAAGTTAGTATTAATTGGACATCAGTAAATTCTTGGACAGACCCTGATGAATATAAATATAATAGACAAGCAGAATATCCATCAATAGTAGATCAATTAGACGACATTTATCATAATGGTATAGATGGTTGGAAAACAACAATAAAAGCAGTTAAGGACAAATATCCAAAGGAATAATTTATGGCATATATAGGTAAAACACCAATTACAGGTAATTTTGTTAAACTAGACGCAATAAGTGTAGTTAATGGTCAAGCTAGTTATACTATGAATAATGGTGGCTCTGCTTTTACAGATTACGAAAATGTAAATCAGTTTTTAGTT